TCGTCAATTGCTGATCCCAGCCAAGGAAGAAACATCAACAGGATCGGAAACGGAACCTTCCCGACCTATCACTTCTTCGGATACACCAATCCGTACCGTATCTTTGTGGTGCTTGAGTATTCCGCTGGGCTATATCGTCATTTTGGTTTTGGCAAGATTAACAAGGCTGGCTCGTGGACTGGTGGGGCGTTTGTCGCAGGACACCGTTGGTCTGACGAGGGGTCTTCGATCTCCATTCCCGGAGCGGTGTACCATTCGCTCCTGTTAGATGGAGTCTATACGCCCTCGACGTATGCTGGTGTGAACAAAGCGGGAGCCACCATTCACATGACTGGTTTGCCGAACCAGAATTCGGCAACCAAGTGGGGGCAGTTCGGTGGGTTGAACGATAGTGGCACTCAGCACCCCGGCACAGACACGGCGAGCAACCCAAGGGACATTGCATACGGCGGATTCCGCAACGGCCTGGGCGTTCAGCAATGGGGCTGGATGCTGCCTGACCTTGCGAACGGTTTCTTGCCGATTATCCCGATTGAACTGTTTTACATCTATCAGGAAACTACTACAAGGAGCATCTGGTACTATCTCGGCAATCTGCCAGACATCGGACACATCCAGCTACAGGGTATATCGGCGGGACAAGAAATAACCGTTGGCTCTGATACGTGGATCGCATTTCCTGCCGTCCGGAAGGCCAACCTTGGCGGGGCAAATGAAGAATCAGAGAACATGGGTCTCATTTACAAGAAGGTGACATAATGAGTCTATCGAACTATTGCGAAAACTATCTGCTCAATCTACTGTTCACGAACAAGACGATCTATGTCGCCTACGGCACCGCTGCCTCGGAGACCTCGCTCACTGAGCCAGTGGGCAACAACTACGCACGGAAGGCATATGGATCGTGGTCGCTTACGTCGGTAGGTGTGGACACTCAGGAAGTGACCAATGACAACGACATCACGTTCAACGCATCCACTGGATCACAAGGCACAATCACGCATATCGGATTTTTCGATGCGTTGAGCAGCGGCAACTTCATCGGTGCAGTGTCACTTGACGACATGGGGCTTGACGACATCGTTGTCATATCGGGCACACAGATTCAGCTTGACGCCGGGGACTGTAAGTGCCAGATCGCATAAGGAGATAGTCTATGTCAGTTGTCCTTAATGGTAGTTCGCAGTTCTTGCGGTTGACAAGTGCCCTCGCGGGCGGTCTTCCTTTTACGGTTATAATCTGGTTCAAGCCAGATATTAACACCACCAATATGATCCTTGCTGCGGAGGACTGGCAATATACCTCTGGGTATAAGATTCATGGTTGTGTTGAAGCAAGTGGTGGAGTGGCCTCTGATCCCGTTCGAGGATATAGCTACAACGGTTCGTCTTTTGGGATTGCAACAACCACAACTGGCTTTTCAACCGGGTCTTGGCAAATGGCCTCCGGTCGATTTACATCAACCACGAGTCGGGCAGTGTCACTGGATGGCTCTGGCAAGGGCACCAACACGGACAGCATCACTGGCGACTCAAATGAGTTCATCATTGGGGCACGAAGAGGCGACAACCCAATAGGGCATTTTGACGGAAAGATCGCGTATGTAGTTGTTTGGGATAAAGAACTCACAGACGCCCAGATAACGTCATTGGCCGGTGGTACGTATCCGGGTGACATTGAGTCTGGTAGCATCATAGGCTTATGGAAGCTGCATGATGATAATACTGCGACGATAGGGACCAACCTTACAGAAGTTGGATCACCTACGTATGATGATACTGATGATCCTCCGGTATCTCCTCCAGCAGTAATTGAGCATGTGGCAGCCACAATCTCTGGAGTGGGTTCAATCGTAGTAGATGCGACCTCCATACTTCAAAAGACTTCGGCAACGATCTCCGGAGCCGGTGGGTTTAACGTGAACTACAGTGTCACGAACATCTATGACTCTGGCCTGATGTTCCCGACGCGGGGACAGTTGATTCTTCCTGGGTGGATGAACGATACAGACGCTGCGAGCCAGTGGAATCTTCCGGACCCGGCTACCGTGCCCACGCCTGCGGCATTGGTTGGTGACGACGACCGAACTGGACAGACCCCTGTTCGGCAGGCCAACGCCTCTGGGCTGATTGGCGGTAACGTGTTTGAGCAGCATTGGTTCGAGCACGCCCACATGCTGCCGCGCGTGATACAGAACGTCGGCAACGTGGTCACGGAGCAGCAAATCCAGTGCGAGCTCTACAACGCCGATCGGAAAGACTCCATCACGGTATCGTCCATCACCGACAACCTGGGCACTGGGTTCACCGTCGTAGGTGTACCAGCAACCCCATTCAACATCGCCTCCCAGGAGGGCCTGTCCTTTCAGATCAAGGTGCTACAGTCCGGTGACTTGACCATCGACGGCGATTACACCATGACCCTATCCACCGGTGAGACGTACACCATCTACATCATCGGTACACGTATCGTTCTTCTCCCGGTTCGCCCAGAGGCACCGTTGAGGGAGCACCTGATTTTCGATACCAAGATCGTCGAGCATATTGACGCATCGGAGCAGCGGATCTTCAACCGAGAGAAGCCTCGTGGTGAGTTTGAGATGCGGTTCAAGGGTGACGACCGCAAGCGCCTGGAGCTTCTCCTCTTTGACCGCCAGTCTAAGGTCATCGCAGTTCCGGCATGGCACGAGCCGTCCTTCCTGGCCTCGGCTCATTCTTCAGGGGTGGATACGGTCACAGTCAACACGACGAATTATGCCAACTTCTACGTTGGTGGCTACGCTGTGATCCTTCAGGACGAGCATACCTTTGACGCCTTGAAGATTCAGGCTATCACTGCGACCACAATACAGTTCGAGTCGAATCTGTCTAACAGCTATGCGGCAAACACCCAGGTGATGCCGTTGATGACAGCCTATGCCATGCCGACAACGCCTATGGTGAAGGCTGCCTACAACGAGCAGGACTTCAACGTACGACTCAGAGTGCCAGCAACGCCGAACGATATCGCATCGGCAGCGGCCTTCTCGACCTACAACAGTAAGGTCTTTCTGGATGATCCCAACTTGATCGAGCGAGACCTAAAAGAGGCGCTGGAGACAAAGGTCTACGTCCTTGATAACGGGACCGGAGATCTACAACAGTTCGCCCTGTGGGACCATGCCCTACGGCATTCCCGGAAGGGCTTCAAGACAAACAGCCGGCAGCAACTCTGGGAGCTCAGGCAGCTGTTCCATTATCTCAAAGGTATGCAGGTGTCATTCTACATCCCGACGTTCTCAAAGGATTTGGTCCCGAACCAAACGCTCCTGAACGCCAGCAGCACCTTCACGATGGACCACATCGGCTATACTGTGAACGCCGATAAGAGATGGCCAAAGCAGGTATTCAGGATGCACCTGAAGGATGGTACGATTCTGACCCGAACGATCCAGAACGCCTCCGAAGTCAGTTCCAGCGTAGAGCAGCTCACGGTTGATACGGCCTGGCCGTACGACATCGAGCCTGAGGATATCGAGCGCGTGGAGTTTCTGGAGAAGGTACGATTCGACACGGACGATATAATAATCGTACACTACAACGCTCTGGGTGAGTCCCAGAGTATCGTCGCCACAAAGGAGGTCAGTGACTAATGTCGTACGATGCCTATGAGGAAGCACAGGAGACCGGAGGGAAGATAGAGTTCTACACCCTCACCATAGGCAACGAAATCTACCGTATGCACGACGACATCGATGCCACGATCAACATCAGCGGCGATACCTTCTACAAAGTCAGCGTCAGCCGTGGCCGCATCGCCACCGGAGTAGAGCACTTGACGGTCTCGCTCCCCGGCGACCATCTCTTCTCGCGGAAGTTTGCGACGATAGCGCCTGGCCAGCAGGCAACTCTCACCATCCAAGCGTATCATCTTGGCGACACGGCGGACCTTCGCGTCATCTACAAAGGTGTCGTCCGTTCAGTTGCGTTCACAAAGGATATGTCTAGTTCTTCATTGTCTCTTGTCCCCATTAGCGAAGCGTTCAGCAAAGAAATACCAGAGAGGACTTTTCAGGCCTCCTGTAACAACATATTGTTCGACGCCAACTGCAAGGTATCAGCGGGATCGCACTACTACCAGACTACAGTCTCTGTGGAGAGCGGCAACGAGATCACCCTGCCGGGACTCACAGCGGCAAAGGGCAACGGATGGGCCACCGGTGGCTTCGTCGGGTATGGTGTTCTAGACTACCGACTCATCCTGGTGCAGACCTCCGACGTGTTGACCCTTGCCCTACCATTCCATGAGGCAGTACTGAGTGCGACCGTCACGGCCTACGCTGGCTGTGATCGATCGATAGGGACGTGTGCCTCGAAGTTCAGCAACGAGATCAACTTCGGCGGCTGTCCCTACGTGCCAACCAAGAACATCTTTACGACGGGGCTGTGATATGGGCTTCTGGTTTGTATTCTTCTTTTGGGCTGCGTCCTTTGCTGTCTCTCAGCTGCTGGCTCCCAAGCCTGAGATCGAGCACGCCAAGGCCGCAACCCTAGAGCAGTTCAACTTCCCGACCGCGACCGAGGGCCGCATCATCCCTCTGGGCTTCGGAACCTTCCGCATTCGTGGACCGAACGTCATCTGGTACGGTGATTATCAGGCGGCTCCCATTACCGAACGAGTACAGACAAGCCTCTTCAATACCAAGCGCGTCACAGTTGGCCACAACTATTATGTGGGTATCCAGTTTGGCATCTGCCTTGGCCCAGTGGCACTGCGGAAGATATGGGTTGGTGATGAGCTGGTCTGGTCGGGGAACCAAACCACCGATGGTGACATAACCATCAGCGCTAAGGACGTCAAGGGCACGTTCACGTTCTACACCGGCTCGAAGACGCAATCCCAGGACTCCTACCTGGCGACGCACCAGACCAATTGCCCAGCGTATCGGAACCTCGCCTACGGCGTGCTGAAACACGGATTCGTCGGCTCTTCCACTTCGATCAAGCCTTGGTCCTTCGAAGTCACGCGGCTCCCCTCTGGCTACACGAGTTATCCGGCGGTGAATACCTACGATGCCAACCCGATTGAGGTTGCGGCGGAAGTCCTGACCAACACGGAATGGGGATATGGCTACTCGTCGTCAGAGATCAACACGACAGAGTTCAGCACGGCCGGAACAACCCTCTACAACGAGGGCAATGGTTTCAGTTTCTGCGTCCAGCAGCAGATGAAGGCGACACAGCTACTCGCTGAACTTGAGCGACAGATCGACGGGAAATTCCGCATAGACCCGACGACGGGCAAGTGGCGGATCGCTCTGGCTCGCGATGGCTACAGCATAGGTTCCCTGAGAACGCTGGATGAGACGAACCTCATGGAAATTGAGGACTTCTCTCGAGGCGGTTGGGAGCAAACCGTCAACTCTGTCCGTATTTGCTATGAGCGCCGGTCTAACAACTACGGGACAAGCTATGCTCCGGCTCAGGACGGCGCCAACCTCCAAATCCAGAACCGTGTAGTGCCGGCAACGTGGACCTTCCCTGGAGTAAAGGACGACACCCTCGCGAACAAGATTGCATGGCGAGAGCTACGAGCCAACTCCTATCCCCTGGCCAAGGGCCGGTTCAAGGTAGATCGCTCCTTCTGGGACGCCTACGTCGGCGAGGTCTTCGCCCTATCTATAACGGTAAGAGACCTGACGATCACCGACCTGCCGATGCGTATCACGCGCCTGGATACCGGCAATAAGCAGGAGCCGGAGATTATCGTCGACGCGGTTCAGGATGTCTTCTCCTGGAAGAACGCCTCCTTTGCCGACCCAGATGCCACCAGCTGGACTCCGCCGGTAAAGACGCTGATCCCCTTCCCAACGGATGAGCAGATTGCCTTTGAGGCCCCATACGCAATCTCGCGGCGAGATCTCTATCCATCGGAAGGCCGCATCTGGGTTTCTGGTGTGAACCAGGGCCGAGGCGATACCGGCTACAAGATTCTCCAGAGAAACGACTCAGGCACACCCTCTGGCAATTTCTACAACGCTGGTGAGTCCAAGGGCTTCTCCTTTGTCGGTGAACTGGATGGGGCAATCGACAACGCCGATACGACCATCGACATTACGACCGACATGAACGTGACCGAGATTCTGGAGGCCACAAACAACGACATCGGCAACAACCTGACGAACCTTATCCTCATCGGCGACGAGTTCATCTCCTGCACAGGGGCGACAGCTATCACCGGAGGGATACAGCTCACTGGCTGCAAGCGCGGCCTACTGGATACGGCTCAGCAATCCCACGCCGATGCAACAGATGTCTGGTTCATCTTCGGCGGTGGCGATTTGACAGATACGGCGTTCACGATCACCCACAACGTCGACCTGAAGCTCCTACCGTACGATCACTCAGGAAACCAGGTATCGGAAAGTGACGGCGCTCTTGTCATCCTTCAGGAAACGATGAACTCCCGGGAGCGTCGGCCTTATCCACCCACGTTCATGGAAATCCACACGGTTGAGTATCCCACCGGAACCCAGACTCTGGACACAGCCTACGGTGGCAGCACCGAGGACGATAAGGGCCTTCGGGTCGACTGGAACCGTCGGGACTACCGTATCTATGACGAGATGTCTCAGCACGCGGTCGACGCCTCGACGATCAATGGAGACTTCCCGTCCAATAACACGACCCAGTATGCGGTCGAGGTTTGGAACGATCCAGACGGGACTCCAACGCTCCTATACACCACAGGGTGGCAGGCCACAGCGACCGACTACGTCTACCGAACCCAGATCCTTCGGCAGACTGCCGGTGTGGTCCCGTCCAGGATGCGACTGAAGATCAAGACGCGGCACACCTACAGCGCCGTGGTCTATGAGGCAACCCAAACCCTAGACTGGGATTTCGACACGTCCAGCGCTCAGCTGGCTGGCGACAAGAACTGGGGCGTCCTCGCGGCCAGCACGGCTTCTTCCACCTGGACCGCGCCGTCGACCGGCACATACAACTTCTACCTGGGCACGGCCATCGACTCCTCTGCCAAGGTCCAGGCTCGGATCAACAGCGGCTCCTGGGTAGACGTCATCACCGCCGGAGGCACGAGCGGAAACCTTGCCGGCGTCACCGCCGGAGATACAATCGAAGTTCAGCACGACGACTCCACCACCGGTGGAGAAACATTCCTCCTCGTAGACTCCCCGTCGTCAGCCGAGGACGCCTACGCCATCCTGGCGCTCAATTCCTAGACCGACAACTGCGCCAACAAGTCTGACCGGATACGAGCCCTGGAGTCCCCCTGGGCTCTTATTCGTAGGTGGACGACTATAATAGGCCATGGCTGATAACGAATGCCCCAACCAGAAGCACGCCCTCCTGAGTGAGGAAGAGCTCAGGGCCCTCATCAGTGAATCCGTCCAGAACGGCGTTCACGAGGGCCTACTTCGCGTCGGGCTCGACACCACGGACCCGATTCAACTTCAGCGAGACTTCCAGTTTATCCGTGATCTGCGGCAGACTTCCGACAGTATTCGCTCAAAGGCTATACTCACTACAATCGGTGTGACCGTTACAGGCGCTGCAGCCGTTATATGGCTTGGTATCCGTGCACTCCTTAGAGCCGACTGATTTCTCGACTCTACCTTCGTCCTCGACTCTACCTTCACTCCAAGGTAGAGTCGGAATACAGAGTTCTGGATTCTCCTTATCGCGGTGAGTGGCCCAGTCGACTTCGCGGACTCTACTGACTCTACCTTGTCTCAACTTCCACAGGCCCAGAGAAGTCGACTCTCCAGCGGCG